GTGTCACCCCCTCCTTTTTATGTTACGTTGATCGTGATATCACCGCTGCCGTCAAAAGTTGCGGAACCGCTGACTGCCCCCGTTATTGTTATCTTTCTTGCCGTCTTTAGCTTCGTCGCTGTATCAGCGTTTCCGTGAACGTTGCCGTAAAAGCCGCCATTGCTCGAATAAAACGCTTTTGCTTGCACGTCAGCTTCTTCCCCACCAAGGTTTTTAAAAACCCATTTATTTATCCGCTTAGTGCTTTTTTGCGTATCAGACCACCCGACATAAACAATGCCGCCGTTTGTATATCCTGATGAATTAAATTTGATCTCATTTCCGGATACTATTGATAATGATTTCCCGAATTCTGCGGTTGTTGCAGTAAAAGAGTTTCCGGTGCATGTATCAGCCGTAACGGCATTACCGGCAATACTAATTGGCCATGTTCCCGATGCACCGACACCGGTAAGCTGCGGCACATAAAGATTATAGTTTGCAGAATCGAGTATTATTTTTTCGGTGCCCCAATTTTTGTATACTTGCTTGTTCCAGTGCAAGCTGTCGTGATCATCAGTCATCCTAGTCGATATGCGCATACCGTGACGGGTTCCGTCGTCATTTCCGTTCCTGTGTCTGACGCTGATTACATCAAACCACGTCTTATCACTTGTATACATACTGCCAGCATATGTTCTTCTGCTTTGCACCATCGCATTAATATCCGATGTTTCGTCTGTATCAGCACCGGAAACGACTGCGCCGCTTTGTTTAAACGATGTAGATGTAATTACGCTATTTGTAATATCAGTGGCTGTGGCAGCTGTCCCAGCAGGCTGTTCAACCCAGCCCATGTTTTCTCTGCGGCAGAAAACTCTGTGAGTATTATAAGTAACCAATCGCTGCTGATAATACACGTCTTTTGTGACTGACAGCCGGAATGATTCAGTAAGCCCATTCGGCGTATTTGTTAGCGTACTTAAATTTACGTCACCGACAAAGACATATTCGCCGACTTTATAGTAATTGTTTAAGTCAGCACCGTTTGGAATCATTGTGTAAGTTAATGAATCGGCAGTGCCGGCATGTGCTACATTATCGACTGTGACCGTGTTTATCGTCCCGTCCGTATTTGTGATCGTAAGTGTATCGTTGCTGCCGACGATGCTACTTATAGCAGATTGTACTTTGCTAAATAGATACTCTAAATTGTTGACGATATAGTCCAGCGCACCATCGTTTGTCGTGTTGACAAGGGCTGACTTTTTCCCATATGCCCCAGCTTGGATAATAACGTCATTTTCGTCCCTTATTTCGCCATGCTGAAATGCCTGTGGTTTCATTCAATCACACTCCTGTCGTGTCTGCATTGGCTGTCTGGTCAGTGCTATTTGCGCCGACTTCCTTTTCAGCTGCCATCTTGGCAACTGTCAGCGTCACTTCATCACCGTAATTGATATCAGACACGGATTCTGTTGAGTCTGCCTGCAAGGTAAACATTTCTCCATACTCCTTATTGTAAAACGAAAGGCTAGTCAAAAAGCCATCTCCTTGAGGATAACTGACTTTGCCAAGTACGGTAAATCTCTTTGTCATCATATATATTCTCCTTTACTGGTTATTTGTAAATAAGGGGCAGTTTCGTACCATCGTAACTGCCCCTGTAATTATATGTTTTCTACCCATACTCCATTAGTAATTCGACACGTCTACGACAATAACTGACGTTGGCCCACCATATATACTTTTAAAGTCAGCACCTTGTACATACATGTGATTTTGATAAATTGACACGCTCTGCCCCCCTTCCATAGATAAAAGCATTGTGTCATTATTGTTTCCGCTATAATGGTATGATAAAGAATTAACTATTACCGCAATATCCTTTTCATAGTTTTTGGAAAATGACGAAAAATCATCACGATCCTTATATATGTAATCTAAAACTCTCAAATATTTAGTGTTGCTATTAAATATCTCTTCTTTGTCTTTGTTGTATATTAGCAATTCACCTGGGGCGGCTGAATGGGAACTACCAAACTCATACGCTTTCGTCAAAGATGGCGTTATTTTAGTGGTAAATAAAACGCTCACTCCGTCTGACAATACTCCGGAAACAGATGTCTGTTGAATAATGCCATCGGCTTTGATAGCAAGAAGATTCCCCGGTGAAACAGGTTGATATATTGAAGCAGTTTTTTCGCCAATCATAACAACCCCATCTGCAGGGCCGTATCTAAAATCCCCGTCTCTTGGAAGGGTACCATCATGATATGAGATTACTCTTTGTAAAGAATAGTTAGTAAATTCATCATCAATTACAATTTTTGATCCATTCGATATTTCTAAATATTTGTCCATTTTCCCCTCACTTATACACACCAAAAAAATAGACAACCGAAGTGTCAACCCTATGGTTATAACTCCAAGTGAATAAATTTTTATTCACGGAAAAAGATATATCATCCGTATTAGAAAATTTATCAAAACTTTTTCTGATAACAGGGATAAGATCTCCGTCATTTAAATTATCCACAGACACCTCTCCCGAAGAAGTAGAAAGTTCTTTGCTCCCTAAATATCTAACAACACCATCAGTTGTATCAAAATTAATATTACCTTTACTATCAAATATCTGAATTCCAGCCGGCATTTCCCTTCTCCTATACAAAAATAATCCAATTAATAACATCACTCCTAATATAAAAAATCCCATTACCAAACCCCCATTCTGACACGTAATACGTTATTGCTATCATAAATTAATATAAGATTATCTGATATTTCCACCCTCGCCCCACTTGTTTTTGTTCTAAGAGTTCCGATATTTGCGCTTATCGCGGACAAACTTTGTACATTTAACTTATCAGCTGTAACCGAGCCACCTGCAATCTTATCGACCGTGATTGCCCCTGTCTGTATCATGCCTTTTGCTACGACATTGTTATCAAAGATGGTATCCCCTGTGATATGCACCTTAGCGCCGCTGATCTTGACACTCTCTGTGGATACGTTGATCTGATTGATGATGTCGTTTTTCTGCACTTTAAGGCTGATATTATCTTGTATCTGTGCGATAGCCGAGTAGTTACGGGCACCTGCTGCACTGTTAAGGTTGGTCACGACAGATGTTATCTTGCCATCTGTTTGCTTGATTTGAGACGTCAGATCGGCCTTGTTATTTTGCACCGTTTGCGTGATACTGTCGGCGGTCTGCTTTAGCTGTGAGATGTCACCTGTATGGGACTGCACGGTCTGCGTGATAGACTTTGTGTCCTGCTGTATCTTGCTGATATCTTCTTCCGCAGCGCCGATACGCGGTATTGCTTCTTGCGCATCCGAGACGGCCTGCTTGATGACACCGTCTACTTTGGCCAAGCTGATTGCCTCATCCTTTATAAAGCTATCGTCGACGAGGACTTTAACGACTTGCCGTACCTCTCCGCTATGCTCGCCTTCACCAAAAAGATCGGTGTAAGCGACGGATACGTCGTAGATTCCTGCGCCACATGTATGTGTCAGTGTATTGTTGACCGTATGTACCGGCACAATGCCGCTTTGCGCGTCTGACGACGCGTCAAAGTACACTGTCATGCCGGTGCAGCCATTCGGTATCGGCGCTGCTACGACAGAGAGTCCGCCGAGTATTTGCGTGACCTTAGGTAGCGCCGGTTTCGGCGGAACGGGCTTATTGTATTCCAGGACTGCCGGCAGTGAATACTTATTGTCTCTGCCGTGTGCGTACAGATAAACAACGCCTTTTCGTGCGATTAGCGGTAGTGCTCCGGAGACGTCTTGCGTCCGCAGCAGCAGCGCCTGTGACTCAACACCCGGCTTTTGGTCCAGCCGCACCTCATAGTTGGCGATGTCGGTATTCGTGACCGCTCGCCAAGATAAAACAGCCTGCGCGCCAAAGCCGATTTGCACATTGTCCGGTGTATTCGGGATCATCGTCTTAAGAGCGATGACGGTATCGATGTGGGGCGCGGTATCCGGAGATACATACTCCCCGAGCTCGTTAGCCGTCGCGATTGCGATTCGTAGCGTATCGCCCGGTATCGCCTGCGGGATGACCATTTGTCCGCCCCCTTCTCCGGCAAAGATCCAGGGGCCGGTAAAGCCCATCTGATCCGCAGGCACACCTACAGCCATATTGATCTGTGTTGACTGGTCATAGTTGCTCTTATAATAGACGTGTCCCATAAGATTTGCCGACTGCCAGTTGACGACAACATCATACCGCGGCGTACCGTCCGGCAAATGCCGGTACCGTGTGTACGCTGTAATCCCGGTCGGGGTTATAGCCGGCAAGACATTACCATGCAGCCCGATGCTCTTACTTGCAGCACTGGAGACAAAGCCGTCCAGCACTGCACGTACCCGCACGTAATAGGTGTACGTCGGATCGGCGTTGGGTATATCCGCTTCCATCAGCGTCGTTGTCGTCAAATCCGTCCACGTGTACAAATCTGTAGAGTACGAGACTTTAAAACCGTCATACCGTGCCCCTTCCGGCATGTCCCACGTAGCGTGAATAACGCTATTTTTGTTATTATCCTTAGTACGGACGCTGACCTCAGATAGTTGCAAGTTAATCGGCGCTTTAAGCTGCGCGTTGACCGGGGTACTGTAGTCGATGATCGGATACCGATCGTAGTTGACATCGTACACCGCCGGATCATACTCAATAGCGGTGATCGTAACCTTGAGATCACCATCTTGCTCAATTCGGATAATGCGGAAAGGTTTAACGACTTTATCGCGGCCCCCCACAGCGTAATTATCGTACTGCGCCGGGGTATCGGCAGCAGTAAAGCCCTGTGACAGCGTCAGCGTATTTGTTGTTGTGTCTTTCGTGACGGCGACAATATCGCGTGAAATGAGCGCATCATCTGCCGAGCGCTGCACTAAAATACTATACGACTCAGAGGCGGCCAGCATGACCTCTTTATCAATGGTTATGGTGTTACCGCTGACAGAAACGATACGACCACTTAACACCCCGATACGCGGGACAGCATGACTGACGCCGATGATATCGCCATATTCGCACACAAGGGCATTGACGTCCGCACCAAACTGCACCGTCTGCAGCTCCCTCTCGTTAACGGCCAGACAGTGCATAGCCTCACGATAGGCCTGTGACCGTCGGGCAACGCCGAAAAGACTTAAATCTGCCGTGTTATCTTGCAGTGTACGCGCCTCCGCATATTTGCTGCTGCGCACAAAAAACTCCGTATTTTTAAAATCGTTTTGCCCGTCGTTATACGTGATCTTGACGCTACGTGCTCGGTCATCGCGAGAGGAAAAAGAGCCGCTAAACGACGACATCGTCGTCCGTCCCTCTCCAAAGATCTGCTTGACGACTCCCGGCATATCGACGACAATGCCGAGATTGGTGCCGTGCCGGATGATAGTGGCGTGGCCGACATTAGCCGCCTTATTGGCCGCTTCCAATCGTTTTTGCGTGACATCGAAAAAAGCGTCCAGCATAAATCTCTTTTCGGTCCCACCGTCACTGGTCGGAATTAGCTCGTCCGCATAGTCAGCAGCCTTTTGCCACTCGTGCCAGTATTTTGTAAAGCGCTCTGCCGGGCAGCCGTCAACTACAAACTCATATTGACCCGTGTTGACATTTTTGAGTTGCCGGCAGTGATGCAGAATGTCATATGCCGCCCATATCGGATTTTGTGCGGATCGCTGCTCATACGCCTGTTTTGCGGGGTTGTATACCCATACATTTAACCGCTTTTGCCGCCATGTCAAACTCGGAATGCCATTGTTAAGCTGGTTCGTAGCTTTAATCCGTAGTGCCACCAGTACCTTATTCGGCCGACAAAACGCACCGGTATTGATGTACGTCGAAATTAATGACCACTGCATCTGCGCGTAGTCTCTCGAGGTAATCGGCATCGTAACTGTAGTCAGCCGTACATCATACCGCCCTGCCTCTAAGCCCTCAAAACGATATGTACGCCGTACGGCGGAGTTAGTACTCTGCGTCAGCGAAAAAGATTGTTCTGCCCATTGGTTTTTACCGGTTGGACTGATCGCGATTTTAAAAGATACGGTCAGCTTTTCAAAATTACCTTTATCGCTCGTGTGATAAATCCCGCCCGGCCACGACAGCGTGACGTCGATTGCGTTGACTGAGTCGCTATCCGTACTCCGTGTAATTGTCGTACCCTCTTTACAGTCCATATCGACAGACTGGTCAGCGACGGTCTGCGGGAAGAAGGAAATCGGCGCTTGATCATTTGTCCCCGTTCGCGTCTCCACCTGCACATCATCAAACGCCGACAATGGCGTGTAGCCGATACGGAGATCGTCAATACTATCAATAGGCCCATACCCGCCTGAGTACAGCACATTAAGATACTGCACATCTTTTTCGCCGCTGTGCGTAGTTTTGCGCTTAAAGAAAAATCCTGTCTGGGACGTCGTCGTGACATCGTAGCGCTCTGTTTCCGTCTCAACGTGGTACATAAGCAGCTGCGGCTGAGGGATACACTCGCCAAACGTCTCGCCGATTGTACCCCCTTCGCGCGTCTGCACTTGCGGTAAGTCCCATCCGTACGTTTGCGACGATGATTGATCTTTTTGCAGCTGTTGATCAAGATGAAAAACACTATTGATTAACTTTCCGCCGAGCATCATGACCGCCCCGGACACCAATGCACGAGCAAACATACTGTGCAGCGCAAAAATGTTATGCGGCGCGGCAATCATCAAGCCAATCATCAGCGCCATACCAAATATTCTTTTGAACCCCCCTCCCCCCATTTGCGCCGCGACAATAACTTGATCATCGTCTTGTGGTATGTAGCTATACGGCGTGACAGCCATCTGTCCGTTAATAAAGACGTCAAGGTCTGTTACGTCGATATACTCTGTCAGCTTCTTGCCCTCGTAAGCGATTTGTTTGCGTGTATGCTCGCCTGTAAGGACATTGCTGACGGTAATTAATTCAAACACTCGGATATACTCCTTTCCGCGGCAAATAGTAGCCGATAACGCGTGGCCCCCACCGCCGTATTTTATCGATCTGTACTGCTGTATCATAGGCGTGAATAAACTCGCCGTATCCCAAATAAATGCCGCAATGGCTACCGTAAGGGTTCCCGATAAAACGGATCAGCACAAGGCAACCCGGTGTCGGTGTACCGAGACGATACCAGTTTTGCGGCAATCCGGATTTAAACGCTGCCATCGTAACCGCCGCGCTCGTTGCATCTAAAGGATACGGAGGCAGCTGTAGTCCCTGTCTCCGGTAAATCTCGACGGCAAGTCCCCAGCAGTCAAGTCCTGTCCGTACGTCCCGTCCGCCGCTTACGTACGGGATACCGACAAGGTCATCGTACTTAACCATAATTACCCGTCATCCCTTGCTCACCGCCAAAGCGGCTCGTGATCCGGCACTCTTTAAGCGTGTTATTACACGCCGCTGCACTGCCGCTATAGCCACAGCGGACCGATTTAAAGACAAAGGGGCAGAAGTTAACCATGTACGCGTCAAGGGGGAACTTATTGTACAACTCAGGACTGCATCCAAGTGTAAATGTAACCCACTGCTCATCATAGCCCGTCGATAAGTTGGTAAAGTCCAGCTGATCCAGCGGCTCAGGGTTATCCAAAAGCCCCGCGTGGACAACGTACACCGACACAGCAGCATCGGTGAGTCCCCCAAATTGCTGCAGGTACGACTGGATTACCCCACCGCAGTTACTAACCGTAAGCTTGACAGTAGGAAGCGTTGTGCCGTCTGTTGTGACGGCCGACAGTGTGAGCGGAAAGCGGGTCCATGTATGTCCGCCCCATACGACGTCCTCGTTGTTACGTGCAAGGTAAATCGGCTCCGGTAAATCTCGATGGTTAATCTTGAGTAGGATCAGAAAAGGCATATCCGACGCAAGTTTATTTTTTTCCAAAATCGCAGCCGTTTCCCAAATCAGCATATATCAAACCTCCTCAAAATTTAGCGTCAAGTAATACCCTTCTGGGTGTGAATAGTGCACTTTAAAATCTCCGGTAAAGCGCACTGTATAAGTTGTGCCGGAGTCATAATCGATAAATTTAAACATTTCAGATTTCCTAACCTTCTTCCAAAAATCCCGCAGCGTATTTTTTTCCGCCTCGGTCAAACAGGTCCAGGAATAGCTGAATGTCGAAATGGTACGAATAGCCCGCGGTCGCGTAATGCGATAGTTGGCATCGGTCTTACTCTCGATCGTGCTGTCTGCGATTTTCTCGACGTAGGTATCACCCACGTTAGTCGCCGTCGCTATCATCGGATCCGGCACAGCTGTGCGTGGAAACTCTAGCATTTTACATCATCCTTTCGCAGCATTTCGCACTGCCTGTGCCATGCCGCCCTCATTAGTTTCCGTCGCGTCAACGACGATGTTCAGCACCCACTTCTTGAGCTGGTCGTCGTAGTTGCTGGACTGCACGCGCACGTTATTATTACTGTTGTTAATAATATTGACTACCGGTGTCCCGGCACCCATGACCCCGACGCCGCCTGCCGTGTTCCGCGCAATGCCTTGTCCGATGCGCGAGTAGACATTATCATTAAGCGGCATAACAGCTTCGTGGTAACCCACCTCTCCCATGATCCCGACAGTAGGAGCGGTAACAAGTCCGCCGTTTGCGAAGTGGGGAATTGACAGACCGCCAAAGCCCCCTCCGTAGCTAAAGCCGGAGGCATATCCGCCGCTGTAACCACCGACGATATTGCTCATAAACGACGATCCGCCGCCGCTAAAGAACCCTCCGAGGCCACCGCCTCCACTACCTCCCAGCGCGCCGCCAAAGAGCATCATGGCAATCTTATTCGCTGTAACCTGTGCGACAGTCTTCGCAATCGTGCTCATGATCGACTTGCCGAGGTTTTCAAAAGCTTTACCGGCCCCTTGTGATCCGGATATCATCGACTCAAAAGCCTCCGCCATATCAGAGGCAATCGAGGTTGACCCTTCGGCAATCATGTCCGTCGTTGTTTGATTGGCTTTTTGCCATATCTCGTAGTAGGATTGACAGGCTTTTTGCTTTGCCTGCCACTCCATGACATCCTTTTGTGCCTGCGAATTTAAAAGCTTTTGCAGACCTTTTCCATCCCCGTTAGTAATGCTGTACTGAATCTCTTTTTCGTGAGCTTCGCGCATCGCATCGGTACGCTTTTTAAGCGCCGCAAGTACAGATGCATTGTACCAGTCATCGACTTGCTTCATGGCGGCCTTATCGTACTTGTCAGCCGCTACTTCGCGCTGCTTTACTTCGCGTTGCTTACGCAGACTCTCGACGGTAGCACGGTATTCGTCCTCGACCATACCTGTAAAACTACCACTTAACTCGTCGTTGATCTTCTCCGTCTCTTCTTTGAGCTTCTCCTGCCGGCTCTGCAACTCAGCGGCGATACGATTAATCTCGGATGTGTTATACCGATCGAGTAACTTTTCTGCGTCTTTAGTATCAACGCCTTTGCTCTTAATCTCTTTTAGTTTGGCCTCACGAGACTGATAAAATTGCTCAAGCTTTGCAGTGTCCTGCTCATACTGCGTAGCGTCGCTTTTGCTGAGCGTACTCTGCAACTCTTGCTCCAACTGCCGCAGCTCCTTGCGTCCTTCGAGTAGCCGCGTCATTTGCGCAGTCATACCGGAGTCTTTATGCATCCCGTAGTACGCCTTTTTGACTTTCTCAACGTAATCAGGGTCACCGCCGCCGTTGTACGCTTCGACGTTGGCCCAAGTCTCATCGGTACCGGTAAGATCCTTCTTCCGGGACAGCACAGCCATACCGGCACGAGCATTTTGCAGCGGATCCGTCTCCCATCCCGGGAAAAGTTCCGCTACACTACCGCGCTGACCATTAGCGGTAACAGCGTCTTGCCCACCGTCAAGTATTTGAAAGAGCCCCCCACCATCAGCCATGTTGACTGCGTTAATATCACCGCCACCAGTCTCGACGGCCGACATAGCCAGCGCTAAATAGGGATCCTTATGAAACTCTTCGGCAGCGCGTTTAATGGCCGCCCAATTTTGATTACTGCCCCAATCAAGGTCCTGCGTCTTAGGCGTAAGGCCGCCCATCCCCGCCAACGCTGCCGAGTCGATGATACCGACAACGTTACCGCCATACGAAGCGCGGTAGTCTTGCCCGTAAAACGACGATTGCCGGCCCGTACCGGACGCAGAGTAGTACCCACCTTGCCCGATCGTGATCGTGTGATTGCCGTTTTCGACGATTGCAACATCGCCGGGCTTTGCGTTGTAGCCATTGCCGTACTCATCTGTCGGATGCCATGCACCGCGGCGTTTCGCTTCTTGGATCCATGAACTGTTCGCAGCGTTTGCGTCACGGTCCTGTGTTTCCGCCCCGGCGTATAACTCATTGTCCATGCCTGACGTATCGACACCGGCGCCCTGCAGCCCTGTTTTAACGTAGATCGTGCATTCAAAACCTTTATAGTTTCGGCCTTGATTTGCATCCATATATCCCAAAATCGTTCGCCGCAGATCATCTTCCGAGTAAGAGCCTTTCCCCCTGCTTAAATCAAGATCGAGATTCGAGTTCGCCTTTTGTGCCGCCTCTTCAGCGGCTTTCCGCTGCTTTTCTGCCTCTTCCCACGCTTTTCCGCCGCCGGCGTTATACCAATTCCCATACTGTTGTGCGTACTCGTCTGAGTCTGGGTCAAGTGCAGTTTCGTTGATTCCTCCGGCAGCTACAGAACCAAGCCCCGTCGGATCGGCAGCAACGTTACTATTATCGCTTTGTCCCTCGCGCCAAATCTTGCCGTCATGTGCCGTATAGCGGACCCCGCCAGACTCCCACGTATTCGCCTTTCCCTCTTCATACTTTGCATGGAAATACTGAACGGCACAGTAAGCCACATACAAAGCGGCTGCGCCAACTCCGATCCAGCCGCCGGCGAGAGCAAACAACGCCTTACCTGCGACTTTAGCGGCGCCACCTACTTTACCGAGGACACCAATCGATTTCGTTCCGGCCGCCACTGCCTGCACGCCTGTTGTAGTGTGTGCAGTTGCCACCTTACCGAGCGCGACGGTATTCTCTTCTGCAGCAATCACAGCGGATTCACTGGCCCGCACTTCTGCGGCGCCGGCTTCTGCAGCAGCCACGGCAACCGCTTCATTGCTTTCGGCAACACGCGCGTTGGCTGCCACCTCCGACTCTGCCGCAGTCATCTTCGTCGCTGCCGCCTCTTCAGCTGCTACCCCGGTCGCAATTTCCGACTCGGCAACGGCGCGATTGCTGGTGATGACCGTTTCATTAGCCTCAATCTTTGCCACAGCCGCATCGCGCGCAACGATGCCGTTATCTGCCAATGCTGTATTTACTACCCCTGCCGACTCCTCAGCGGCAAGGTTAATCTGCGCAAACGCTTCTGTCATACTCAGGCGGATTCGTTCCGCCGATTCTGCAGCCTGTATACCGATCTCCGTAAATTTCTTCGCTAAGAATTGCTGCGTCTCTGCTGCAGACAGGTCTTGCTGTTCTGCCGTCTTGATAGCTTCCCTGCGCATCGCAGAGTACATGCGTTCGCTATCTGCGATAGACTTATTGATTCGCCGCTCTTGCACTTTCGTCAGCGCCGCTTGCTCAGACTCCGCAGCCTTGTCTTGCGCAGCATTCCGCACGGCACTGACGGCAGTACCGACAACGGTCATGCCGGCTTTAGCAATCTTAACTGCCTCATACGCGGCCACCAATTTTGCGAGTGTGCCAAGTGTTGACGTGACAAGTTCTTTATTTTCTTTGACCCAGCGTGCCGTACCGGCAAGTCCGGACGTAATCTGCGGTAAAAGTTCCAAAGCAACAGGCGCAAGAGCAGAGCCCGCTACTGTGCCGAGTTTACCCATTTGCAAACTGAGCTCTTGCATTTGCATATGCGCCTCGTGCATCTGCTTAGGATCAAGTCCCACGCCCTGCACTTTAGCCGCACGCTCAGACGCCTCAGCGTAGTTAAGTAGTGTCTTACTGAGCCCCAGCCCCCGCGCACCGAGAGTTGCCATAATAAACTCTTGGCCTTGCCCGGCGTCATTGGCTTTTTTGTAACCCTTAGCAAGCTCTTCGAGCTGCCCCGTAATTGGTTTCAACTTGCCACCGGCATCTGTCATGGAGATGCCCAGTGCCTTGAACACTTCTTCCGCACGTTTGCCGTCTTCGGAGTGCGTCAACAGCCCCTTATCGAGCCGCATCATCGCCTTTGCCGCCGTATCAGCGTCGCCACCTGTCATCTTCATGACCGACGAGAGTTTCACAGCCTCCTCGGCGGACAGCTGGAATCGCTGCTGCAACTGATAAACGGACTCTCCGGCATCAACGGCGGCGCCAATTACGGCATTTAGCCCAAAGCCTGCAGCCGCAACACCGGCAAAGCGGGCGAACGTCCCCATTAATCCCTCAACGTCATGCGACACCCCGGTAAGGCGATTGCTAAACTCATTCAGCGGCGTCGTATTAAACGCACTGTTAATTTCCTGTTTTGATTTGTTTAATTCGGAGGACAAGCCGCTGCCGTCCGCTCCAATTTTAATTAATAAATCCGCGATTGTAGCCAATGACTTGCCCCCTTATAAGCCAAATGCGTCTTTTAAATTTTGCATATCCTCTGCGCTGCGCCGCTCTTTTGCCTCTTGATACTCGGGATAGAGCGGTGATAAGATATCCTCCACTGTCACGTTGCTCCCCTCCGCCAAATGCGGGCGGAGCTGCCACAGCGTAAAGTACGCGGCCTTTTGGTCCTCTTCTTTACGGCGACGCATCAATCCTTGCACCATGACGTTAAACTCCCCGATCTGCAAGCGCTCAAACTCCTCCGGTTTTAACGCCAACGGGCCATAGGCAAGAGGTTCCGCGCATTTTATCCATTCTGCGACGGAGCCGACGGGGCTACAGCCTTCTTCGACTTCGTCGCTTTGGAGTTTTTTCCCGTATCGTTAAATTTAACCGGACTAAACAAATCCGTATCAAGCACCATAGTGCATGCGATCCCGCTCAAAGAGTCGATCGTATTACCTTCAACCGCACAATACTCTTCAATCAGATCAAAAATTTCGTCATCTGTGCGCTTCCCGTACTTGTCGTCATGGATGCCGTACCGCAGGCATGCAACTAAAAAGTCGATATCGACTCGTTGCGTAAAAGACCGGAGCGCAGCTAACGCCTCAAGATTAAAGATCGATATTAAAGATTTATCAATTTCGCGTTCAACGGCGCGCAGGTCCCGAATCGTCAAATACGCCTCATACCGATTGTCATTGATTGTGATAACTCTTACATTTTTCAAAAGGTGCACCTCGCTTTACTATAGTAAAAAGGGCGCCAATACGACGCCCTCCCTAAGAACCTACTTACGCTGCAGTTACTTTTAAGGTGTACAGCAAATCCGTGTCAGCGGTAATTTTGATATGGATAATGTTATCCCCCACCTTGACAGAGCTAGCCAGCGCGCCCGCTTTTAACAGCGTCAGCTTACCGCCGACATACGTATAATCCGTACCATACGCTAATTTCGTACCGTCGGGCATGATGACAGAGCGGATATTGGCATCTGCCGGCGTAATCGTAATCGTCACATCAGTAATGGCCGCTTTGCTTGCAACGGTACTCGTTGCCGCACTAAGCGCAGGCGTACCGCTAAGCACCTGTACATCACTGATTGGGCCCTTACCCTCAAAGGTAACTTTCAAGGTAGACACGCCACTATGGCTGTGGTCCTCGTTAAATGCGGTAACGGCAGCCCATCCGGTACGGTACGAGCCGTCCGGGTATTCCTGCCGGATGAATACAGGCTTACGTGCAGCAAAGCGATTTTCTAAAATAGCGACTGCTTCGTCATTTAACACATACAAGCCGTCGTAGGAGATTGTCCAGGATAACAAGCCGGCAAGTTTTTCACCGTAGTCTCCTGACGTTTTATGCGATGCATCGATCGACTCGGCTTTACGTTCCAGCGGGTTATTCCGCTGCCCGCCGAGTAAGATCCACGTCGGTGTACTATCGAGAGCGATATATAAAAGAGTATCCTTACCGGCAACGGCTTTTGTCGATTCCGGCATAGTTGGTAAATTTTTAATTTGATCTGCAGTTAATGCCATATAATGTGCCTCCTAATCTAAATTCTGTTGGACGATAAACTCGACTTGTAGCATCCCATGATAAGCACTCGTCTTATCCTCGTACAGCTCTTGCCACGCTTGATACAGCGAGATTGTAGCCTCACTTACCTGTGCATAGCCTTGTAAATCAAGTTTGTACGATGTAAGCAAAAAGACGATATCGTCCATAATACTGTTGATTTCTTTCTTCCCGTGCTGCTTTGACCACACATGGATTTGCTGATTGACCGCATGGTACATCGTCGTTTTATTCTCAACGACCGGCGTCCCGTGAAACTCACCGAGTACGATATACGGCATACTGTCCGTACCCGATGGCACAGCGTCGTATACCGGTATCGTCTGCCCGTCATGCAGTAACGTGTAAACAGCTGCCTGCAAGGCGTTAAAAGGGATGTGGCTTATCATTTACTTATCACCTCACGTATGGCGCTTTCCAGCGTCGGACGTACTGCGTCAAGGGCAGGCTGCATAAACGGCCGTGCCGCACGCTGCGGAATAGTGACGCGTTTCATAAACCAACCTTCAGCGCCGGGATATAACGCCTTTTTTTTGATAGGTATTTCTACCGATTTCGCAACCCCATACTCGATTAAGTGCCCGACTGGGTCAGCAACATTAATAGACGCGTAGGTTTTATACTCGTTATTAAAAAAAGTTAAGCCAATTCGAGTTTTTAAATCACCAGTGCCATAAGGAGCAAGCTCCATAGCACGACTATGTACTTCCGCAGCCTTATCATGCACGGTCTGACGTATCCGCTCTTGCGTTTCTTTGTCATAGTCGCTTAGCTGATATAGCGCGTTAAAAACCTCTGTATTGAGATTCGTTTTAATGTACATGTGCGCCCCCTATCCGTGCTTGCTCACCGCTTCGCACGTCAACGTGACAGTGTCCCGCTTCGGGCTATACTCGATGTGCACAATGCGATAGCGCATGCCATGATAGCCGAGTTCCCAGTCATACCCTATGTCCTCACGATACCGCAAAGTAATTCCCTGTGTAATCGCCGTAGTCGGAGCACCGGCCGCTTCAACGTCCGCAAATCGCGGTCGAAGCACTTTGGCCCATACGGTATCGACGAGAACAGGCAGACCATCGATATAGCCGCCTTGGCCGTCACTTTCGCGCATAGGTTTATACAAGCTGACACGCTTTGTGAAATCTGCTATCTTCGTCATGCTTCCGTCGTATCGGGAGCTGCTTGCTTCTCTTTTTTCGCTTTGGCGGGAATCTCTTTCACGTACCCAAAATCCAAATACGACTGCAGCGTCTCCTTACTCCCTTGATATGTATCGCCTTCTTGTAAAAAGGCATCTCCAATAGCCACGTTACACAGCGCCACGATTGTCATATTGTACTCCTTCCTGCGGCCTCGATCTGTATCAGCTGAGCGGTAATGCTGTAAGGCAGCTCGCCGGACTGCCCCACTGCACCACGATTGTCATACCAATGCGCCGCGAGTAATTTAAGCGTGAGTACGTGCTGCGGATTATCCGCAGCAAACGACACCCCCGTACCTTGCGTAATAAATAACTTTGCTGTATCGATAAGGTTTTTGATGACGCTATCTTCTTCAACGCCATCCACGCGCAGATACAGCTTTACGTCATCCAAAAGATCCATATGCTACACCTTACGCTAACGCAATCTGTCCAAAGACAGCGGCTTGCGGGTCAAAGGGCTGCACGTCAAAACGGGTAACAGCTTTGATATCATAGCTGTCGCGCAAGAAGCTGTTTCCACCGATATCCGTTCCTTGGAGCGTAATGGCTTGTCGATCGAAAAGGACGACAGCGTCTGTCATGCTGCCGATGATAAGAGGAGCCTTTCCGGTATCCGTAGGCAGCGTCTTGTTAGACACAACTTTAACCGGACGACCGAAAAGCATCTTCTGCGTCGGATCAAGCGGATTAGGCTGCAAAAGATAATCGCCTTGCGTATCCTTTTGCGTATCAAGATAATTAAACCCGTCCTGATTAGTAACCACTGTCGAGAGTAAGGACAGTGCCGGATCGAGCGTGACGTTCAAGATCTTCTTGACGTCATCGAGTTTAGCAACAGGCGACTTCGACAACCCGTTCAATACACTCACAATTTTTGTATTTTCCGTTACGACGGATTTTTTAGCAAGCCAATTGTACACATACGTCAAGAGGTTCTGATCGGTGTCGGCAAGCAGCTCTTTTGAAATCGGCAAAATACCGGCGTATTTCGCTACAGTGTATTTAATTTGTGTAAAGGTCGGGGCATCGGTTTCGTCAATTTGTGCCATTTCGGCGACATTAACAAAGGGTGTCATATCAGCCGTAGCTTCCAACACGCGCGTACCGGAGAGCGTATTGACGTTTTCGATACGGACAATACCCGACAACGGGTTAAGTGTGCGTTTCAACTCATTAATCTTAGTCTGCGCATCAACGGGAACAATAAAACCACCACTTGCCGGCGTACCTTCAATAAGGCTGCCTGCGGCATCGACAACTTGTTGAGCATAACTCATTTCGGCGTCATTTAACTTCCCGCGGCGTAATACTTGAGCAAGGACATGCGTTTTATCAACGACCTCATCCTCTTTCGAGTCTACCTTCGGCGATACCGGCGGTAATCCTGCCACATCTTCGACCGTTTTCAGCACTTCGAGTTCCCGCTTCATATTGCGCAGTTCAGCAGTAACACGTTCTGCGTCGTCAAGCTTATCTTCTTTCAAAAAATTTTGTACTTCCTGCGTTTTCAGCGTCATTTGCTGACGCAATTCGCGTTCTTTTTCTGTCAAGGTTGTATCCTCCTTTTACCGTAACAATTCTAATTCGCAAGCAATTTTTCGCCTGCGTAAGTTATTTTCTTGCTTTTCCCCTTCATTTTCAGCCGTTTTTGCGGCAATTTTCACTGCTTTAATCGCCTCCGGCATACGGTTAGTCACACGAGTACTGCAAGCCGTGAGCTGTATTTCCGTGTCGTCAACCACCACGTCAAAGACTTCTGCCGCTTCGGCGGCCGTATACCACGTCTCTGCGTTCACCGCATCATGGATATCGTCCGGCGTTACGCCGGGTTTGGCTTTAGCCAGGTACGTTTTTTCAATCCCGTCCTGAATGGTATCCAGCATCTCTGCCGCTTTCAACAAGTCGTCGGAATTACCGGACACACTAACTGCAGGCTTATGGATCATCAAAAATGTATTACTCGGCATATGCAGTTCATCGCAAGCCATAAAGATAACGCTGGCAACCGATGCCGCCCACCCGTCGATGATACCAACCGTCTTTCCCCGATGCCTTGCAATCATATTGGCAATAGCGACCCCGGCCGCTACGCTTCCGCCGTCGCTATTGATATACACATTCAGCGTCTTTCCGTCGAGCGCCTTAAGCTGCTCGCGGATATCGGTCGGCAAGACATAGCCGGGATCTGTATTCCCGTCCCAGTCGGACAGCCAACCTTTATATACATCGTCGGTAATATCGCCGTGAATATATAAATCAGCCGTCGTCGCTGTTTCGTTGCGGATTTTGAGACATCGCAGTGCGTTTTTCTCCATCCCCCTCACCTCCTTTCGCGGGCTCGCTTGCTTCTGCGCAGATGTTTTCAAGCGTGGCATAATTCTTTGAGACAAAGTGCGTGTCACCAAGCTCTCCGATTCCCGTAAGTTCTTCCATCTCGCGTACTTCATTTAGCGTATATACGCCGTTGGTAACCATCGTTTGATAGTACTGCGCGCGGGCCGTACTGTCGCCGCGGAGTTCCGCAGCAGCATTAAATTTGACATAAAAAGAAGCCCTTTCCTTTTCGGTAAAGAGCTTATAATTAATTTCCTGTTCCCACTGCGTAAAGATCGGCAGCAACGTTGTCTTAATATAGTCGAGGCCCATCGCTTCGGCGTTAGCGTAAGTCGCCCGATCAAGCTGCGCGAGCTTGTGAGGCGGTATGCGGTATACTTTAGCTACTTCATTTATGCCAAACTTCTGCGTTTCCAGAAATTGCGCCTGATCGAGTTGCATGCCCAGCTGTTTGTAGTCAAGTCCGACATCAAGAACGGCGATTTCACCGGCATTGTCCATGCCCCCATTCAGCCGTTTCCACTCTTCGCGCATGGCTTGCTTCGCCTCTTTATTCATCTTTGACGCCGTCTGTAAGACGCCACTGGCAAGTGTGCCGTTTTTATAAAAATCGTCGATGAATTTCTTGATCGCATTTTGACTGGATAACTCATCGAGTAGTGTCTTCCAAGGTGGTGTACCGACATAGCCGTCACGGCTCATTGTTTTAAAGTGCAAGACATCTGCCGCACCAAACGTATACTGCTTCCCGGCGGCGTCTTGGGTGTGATACTCCAACTTTCCGGCTGCCGTATTCAAATCGACTGTCGTATTAACCGGATCAAGAGGCCACAATGCACGCGGATATCCGTCGGTGCCCCATTCGATGTGCGCATAGCCGTTACCATACAAACCGACGTGCATCTCCAACGTTTGTTTAAAGGTAAACGCCGTCATGAAAGGATTCGGCCGATCGTACAGCAGCCTTGCCGCCGGATGCTGCATGCCTCGCCTCATATCCTGCTTTTTAAACGTGTGTATCGGAAGCTTTCCGAGATCATCTGCTAAAATACTGACACAGGCGTAAATATTAGAGTTTTTCAGCGCCTGTTCTGGCGTCATTGTATTATCGCCGCCATTCAAAGCACTAATAAGCCAGTCTTCGGGGCTGATCAGTGACCCGGTATGCGCCGGATTGGTAAAAGATTGATTGCGTATTGCTCTACGTAATAGCATTATTTACTATGCGGTCCTCCTTTCTGTTCCGGTACTTGCCCAATGATGTACGCCACGATAAAGCATTCCGCAGCAGCTACAAAAATTGCCAATATTGGATTGACGATATAGCTGCCGAAGACAGTCAACACGCAACCGATAGCAAGCAAAATATCGTCTGCGTACAGTAAAATTTTGTTCATCTTTGCCTCCTAAAAGCTAAAATCGTCGCTTAAAACGTAGTTACTGAGGTCGTCGCCGACAGAAATCCGTGCACGACTAAAGGCATTGATCATCGCAGCTATGGGGTCAATGCGATTCGTCGATTTTTCTTTATCGAGCATAATATTTTCATTGTGGTCCTTTTTCGTAACGGCATTACTGATAGCCCAATCCAACAGAGGATTGACAGGATGTAGAATCTCGCCGGCATATGCGCATTCTCGAAAGCTTTTTGTCGGCTCTGATAAGGTCATCATGCCTTGCCGAACCTCAATGCCCATATAGCCATCTTCCTCTAACTCCTGCACGTAATGCGTAGCATTATACGGATCGTAGCAAACTTCTTTAATGTTAATGCCGAGCTTTTCGGCCATCACCTGCATCCAACGTGTCATAAACCGATAATCCACAACATCGCCCGGCGTCGCCGTTAAATATCCGGCAGCAATCCAGGCCCGGTAGGGAACTTTATCCGTTTTTTCCTTACGCTGCAGCGTTTCTTCCGGAATAAAACTGTGCCCTGTCACTAAATATTTCCCGTCGACCGGTACGACAATACCGACCGACGTAAGGTCAATCTTACTGGAAAGGTCCAGGCCTACATACGCATCTGCGCCGTAGGTGTCAATCAAATCAATATCGACCGTGCCGCGGGCTTTCCATTTGGCCATATCCATATACGACATAGCGGATTGATTAACCCACAGATTCATGTTCTTCGTCAAAAAACTTTCCATCTTTTCAGGACTTTCGATGGCCGACGCGAGACGACTGCGAATATTGGCAATTCCCTCGGGATAGGTAGCGGCGATGGGATTAGCCTTAATCCAGCAATCCTCGTTTTTAACGTCATCAAGCAAATTGCCTTCTTCGTCACGATCCAATTCGTTAACCATACAAAAATAATCGGGCACGTCAAAATCAAGATCGGGATTCAGTATCTTTTCTACCAGTGGATACTCAACACGATAACACGGTCCACCGAAGTTGCTGCCCGCCGTAGTGATAATAAAAAGCAGCGGCTGCTTTCGTGCGATCATGCCGGTATTGATGACTTCCAAAATTTCATCGGTCGGATGGGCATGATATTCATCGATCAAGCCGCACTGCGGGTTTAGACCATCTCCAGTCTTGCCGTCATCTTTCGACAGCGCGCGTAATATCGAGTCGCTCTTAGGATGACGGATCACGCCATAACTCTCCGTCCATTTACCGCCAAGCATGGGGCAGCGTTTCAGCATAGCAGCTACTTCGTTGTATATAATCTTGGCCTGCAGCGTTTTAGTTGCACCGATATATACTTCGCTCATCGGTTCACCGAGCGCCATCAGCTCATAATCGCCGACGATTGCCAAAGACTGTGACTTCGCATTTTTTCTGGCCACCTGCCAATACGCCTTTTTAAATCGCCGCAATCCGGTATTCTTGTGCTTCCAGCCGTAGACATTACCGAAAATAAACCGCTGTATTGGGGCAAACTCAATAGGCTGTCCAGCCAGTACGCCTTTTGTGTGTCGATGAATTGAGGCCCAATCAAAAAAGCGCTGTGCCGCATCGTTGTCAAAGACATACGGGAAAGCCTCAGTCCCTGCCCGTTCAACGTCACGTAAAAAGCGCATGCACGCCCATCGGTGTTTCTGGCATACATGCGCCGTATCTTCGATACGTTGGCGGCTATATTCAATTAACTCTTCATCGATAGTCATACATTACCAAATCCCTTCGCAGCGAGCGGGTCCTCTTTCTTAACCTCTTTCTTTGGTACGTTTCGTACTTTGGCCAACGGATTCAAAAACAGCCGGTCTTCCATCTGTACCAGCGCTGACATTTTTGCGTTAATCGCCTTATCAAGCGTAAGCAAACCGCCGACTGACGTAAGGTAGTCAATCTTATCGTACAAGTTGGCGGCTCGGCGTGCTCCGTACCTATCCGCAAGTACTTCCAGCGTCTGCGTCGCCTCATCCTCTGTCAAATGTATATCGTTGACCGTCGCCCTATGACCAATCAGATCAAGATACTCAGAAAAGGCCACACAGTATCTCGCCATCATGCCGACGTCTGCTGACGATACAAAATCAATCCCTTTGTACAGCTTAACAATCTCTCGCCACTTCTTATATGCCTCTTTATCGGCTTTAACATATGCCGGACAGACAAGTTTCGCTTCGCCGATTTTTACTTCTTCTTTTTTTCGTTGCTTAATCTCCGCTTTCGTCAGATGGCTCGGATTACCACTCAGCATATGCATCTGTAATGGGATAGCTGGTCTACCTGCCGGCATAGTTATCACCTCTAATCAAGTACCCTGATAAGCTCAAATTTCCGAATTTTTTAAAAAGATGAGACCCACGCGGTCTTATACTTTGGTCCCAAAACATTTTTAGGGCGGGGGTATCCTCCATTTACCTAATAATTTTATTACCAAATCCACCGTTTTCTTTTGCCGTTTTGCGATTATGGCAAACGTGATTCATCGCTTGCCAGTTATTCGTGTCCCAAAACAGCTTAGGATCACCACGATGAGGAATGATATGGTCCACTACATCAGCCGGAAGCGGCTGCCCTGACGACGTACACTCAGGGCACTGGCAAACCGGATGAGACGCAAGGAAAGCGGCACGAGCTTTCGCCCACTTACTGCCATAGCCGCGACTGGCCGCGGACCCCCGCCGTATCTCTGTTGCCTTCTTGTGTTTATCGCAGTACCGGTCCTTCGTTAGCTGATGACATCCGGGATAAAAGCATTCATGCATTGGCATTACATCCTCACCCCTATCTCTCTAACTAAAAGGGACCGCTCAATGCCAAGGCGGTCCCAAATAAAGAGGTGTAAAACTTATGTTCAACTTTCACACTGATATAATACCACAGATTGATATCGCATTTAAGCAACCCTGTCTAAAATCTTTTGCATCGCCGCCAGTGCTTGCTTATGGATCTTGTGCAAATTTTGCCACGAACACCCGCGCTTATCTGGTGACTCCGTCGTCCACTCCGCTGCGATGACTTCCCACGCCTCACCCAAGAGGTACCGCTTAATAAGGAGCTGTCGCTGTTTTGCACTGGCCACTTGCGATATGTAGCCGTAGGCCTCATGCCTTAGGTCAATCAGACGATCCCACTCGGCATTGATACGTGCTCGCAGGTCCTCTACTCTGGCTATCTTATCCGCTATATCCGTTGCTATACCGCCGGATACCCGATTCGCCGAGTAGTCCGTGGCGCGCAGCGTACATATATCGGCAAACAGCCGCTCTTTTAATTTTTCCTTAGCCCGCAGATCCATGTCGATACTGCGCAGCCGATTAAGATACTCTTTAGCCGTCATTAAACATCAACTCTCTTCTATCCATTCGCCACCACTTCACCAAGCAAGTCCCCCTCTCTGAAATCGAGAGCCAATTCACTCTTTACAAATTCCCGCAGCTCCTCATATCCAACGTCACCGATACTATCACTTTGGCTATACCCATCCATCCGCCGGATTACTTTTTGTATTCTACTTTTCCCAAAGCCGTACTCATCATGCAAAGCTAAGGCAAGCTGCGTTCTAAAATACTCCAAAGCAAATTCCGTTGTATGTTGGACAGCAGCGCGCCTCATATCCTGAGTATATAGTTCAATCAACTTTTCACCATTCTTCGATTTCAATAAATCCCGTCGTTGCTTACGATTCATTGAGGGCCTCCCTATCTTCATGTATAACCTCAAATTCCGCCTGCAAGCGCAGCACCTCAAATTCAAGTTCTTTTATTTTCGGAGCTGCAAACAGTGCCGCTACCATTACGCCTATACTTGCTCCGGCCATCAATCCTACGAAAAAAGCGATTCCATACCACGCCATTTATCCTTTTCTCCTCTCAATAAACTCAATTTTAATTTTAAAATCACATACAAATGCCAATAGCATTACAGCTTTCTTGAACAGTTGCCGCTTAACCTTTGCTTCTTTATATACCCGTCCGACAGCCAAATCGCCAGTCGGGTCTTTATATGACTTCGCCATCGTATTACTCCCTTCCGAGGTTATCAACCAGATCCATTAACCCGCCTTGAACTAATTCGCCACGGTCCAGTATGCCTCCGGCTTTCACACGCAACCGCATTTCACGAAGCAGCGCAACCAATGACGACCCATAGCTATTTAACGGCTCTTTCATCTGATTGTATTCAGCCTGAGACTTAAATCCATGTTCCTCATGAATAATAGGACGAATCACATACCCAAACTCATCATCCGGTAGTAATTGGCTGCCACGAGTCCGGAGAAAGCAGAGCACATCGGCGAACTCCGGATTAATCAATGCAGCTCGGAAAAA